TAGGCACAGCCCGTGCACTGCACAACTGGATAGCATTAGATGGTTCTAACTACCTTGGCATAGGCTCTCACCTAAAATACTACATTGAAGAGGGGGGTACTCTTAATGACATTACCCCTATTCGCGTTACCACTGCCGCAGGAGATGTGACCTTTACCGCAGTAAATGGTTCTGCAACAATTACTGTGACAGATATCAGCCACGGTGCCAATCAGTTTGACTTTGTTACTTTCTCAGGTGCGGTGAGCTTGGGCGGGGTAATCACTGCGGCGGTTCTTAACATTGAGTATCAAATTGCTCGTGTTGTTGATGCCAACACTTATGAGATTACCAGCGCGGTTACGGCTAATGCATCAGACACAGGTAATGGCGGTTCGAGTGTCGTGGGCGAATATCAAATCAACGTGGGCTTGAACACCACGGTTGGTGGTACAGGTTGGGGTGCGGGCCTTTATTATGGTGTTACTACCAGTGCGCTACAAACCACAGTAAACGAAGGCGGCACACTTACAGCCGTGGACACCACCATTACAGTAACTAGCACTACAGGCATAGTTGCTTCTGACGTTGTGCTTATAGGTACAGAGCTTATTCTTGTGGGCGGCATATCCGGTAGCAATCTAACAAGCTGTACACGCGGACATTCAGGCACCACTGCAACCACACACGCTGATGGTTCGGTGGTTCAGTTAGCTTTGGGCAACGCCAATCCCGCTGATGATTTTTCCGGCTGGGGCAGAGCGGCTTCTGGTGGTCTGACAACAACAACTCAGATCCGTCTATGGTCGCATGACAATTTTGGTGAAGACCTGTTAGTTAACCCCCGTGATGATGAGATTTACTATTGGGACAGAACGAATAATTTATCTACTCGCGCTGTAAAGTTAAATAGTATTGCTGGCACAAAAACCAGCGTACCAACTTTGTGTAAACAAATACTTGTTTCTGACCGTGACCGCCATGTAATTGCCTTTGGTTCGGATGGTATTAATGTAAGCTCTAGCGCAACAGACGGGGATGGTACACAAGACCCGCTATTAATTCGGTTTTCTGACCAAGAAAACCCGACAGAATGGTATCCAACAACGACCAACACCGCGGGCGATTTGCGCTTGGGTGCGGGTTCTACTTTTGTGCAGGCTGTTGAAACAAAGCGTGAGATACTGGTATGGACAGATACTGCGCTTACATCTATGCGGTTCATAGGGCCCCCCTTCACTTTTGGACTTCAACAGTTATCTAGCAACATAACCATAATGAGCCCAAACTCTGCTGTATCAACAGAAGACTTTGTGTTCTGGATGGGCATTGACACCTTCTATGTATATGCAGGACAGACACAAACCTTACCATGTACAGTAAAGGATAAGGTGTTTCTAGATTTTAACCTTAGTGAGCGGGAAAAGGTTGTTGCTGGCGTAAACTCAGAGTTTAGCGAAGTAACTTGGTTCTACCCGTCCACAGGTGCTACTGACAATGACCGCTATGTAACGTACAATTACTCTGAAAAAGTGTGGTACTTCGGCACGATTGAAAGAACTGCATGGTTAGACCGCGGCACACGGAACTTTCCTCTCGCTGTAGGAGACGGATATATTTATAACCACGAGTTTGGATATGATGACGATGGCACGGCTATGGATTCATTCATTGAATCTGCGGTTATAGACATTGGAGAAGGTGAAAACTTTGCATATATTCGCCGTTTAATACCTGATTTAACCTTTGACGGTTCTACTAATTTAAGTTCTCCACAGGCGTCATTTACCTTAAAGGCTAGAAACAATCCCGGTCAATCTTTTGACAGCACCGCTACAGGGTCTGCTATTAGAACGCAGACCTCTCCGGTGGAAGAATTTACAGAGCGGTTGGATTTAAGGATTCGTGGACGTTCCTTCGCACTTCGTGTAGAATCAAATGCATTGGGGTCAAAATGGAAATTAGGTAGCCCTCGTGTGGATGTGCGTCAGGATGGTAGAAGATAATGTCTAGTAATCAAGTCGCTCCACCAAGATTACCTGAACCTCCACTAGAGTATACACAGCAGTACATGGCGGATTTAGTGCGTTCTTTGCAAACTTTTATTGAGCAAGAGCGTAACCCGGGTGAGATGCGAGGAACTAAGCTAACGCTGACAGACTTGCCAACTTCGGCTACTGGACTTGAAGCGGGGACTCTGTATAATGATAGTGGTACTGTGAAGGTGACATAATGGGTTTATTTGATAAAATTAAAGATGTTGTGCAGGACGTCGCACCTATTGTCCTGCCTTTTGCTATTAACGCGATTGCCCCCGGATTAGGTACAATTGCCTCCGGCGCACTTGGCGCGGGGATTGGTACGCTTATTCAGGGCGGGGACATAGAAGACGCTTTAAAAGCTGGCGCAATGGGCGGCGCGACAGGTGCTTTGTTCAAAGGAATAGGTTCTATGGGCACAGAAAAAGGGTTTATGGGCGGCATATCTGATGATTTAGGCCAGACCAGAACATTCTTCTCCGACCCCTTGAGCCCTGCAAACTACGGTCAAATGGTGGGTGGTAGCTATACTCCCGAAGCCGTTTCTGCGGCAGACACCTCCAATATGGGCCCTAGAGTTGAGGCGCCCCAAGCCCCCCTTGAAGGTACTTTAAGAGCAGAATTTTCAGGGCAACCAAACACTGTACAACAAGTTCAAGATGCCACCCAGCTTACAAAATCTTCTATTTTAGGAGGGCCTTTTCAAAAGGGTTATACAGACGCACAGCTAATGTCCTCCCCTGAATTTGATGCTATGGTTAATAAGGGCCTATCACCAGATAAAGCTCTTGCCTCGTTGCAGGGTACTTATAATCCTTCGTTCATGGATAAATATGGCCTTGTTGGCGCCGCAGGCATTGGTGCTTTAGCTTTAACCGAAGAAGAACCAGAAGAAGAAGAAGATTTTGTGTATGAAAGTGTGTATGACCCAGCCATTCACAAGGTAAATATCGCTACCGGGCCTATCCCAACTATGCAGGACGTAGTTGTTCCTTATGCACAGTACATGGAAACAGGCGGCGTAGCTTCTGTACCAGATAAGTTTAAGGGCTTTTCAAAGCTTCCCGAAGGTATTCAACAGAAAATGAGTCCTGAGTTAGCCAAAAAGTACGAAGATGGCGGGGATGTACAGTATTTTCCTCGTCGTAACGGTGGAATAGGGCCGGGGGAAGGCACAGGGACCAAGGATGACGTACCTGCAATGCTGATGGACGGGGAGTTTGTTATGACCCGTAATGCTGTAAAAGCCGCAGGCGGGGGAAGTATGCAGAAAGGTATTAACAACATGTATGGTTTAATGCGTAACTTAGAGGCTAGAGCATAATGGCTACTCAAACTATGATCCAACGGGAAGCACCCGATGTAGAAGCCCTTAAAATAGGACTTATGGAATCTGCGAAAGACCTTGCAGACAAGTCGCTTACCCTTCCTACTTATCAAACTGCGGGCATAACCACGCTTCAGCAGGACGCTTTGAACCGTGCAGGTGCCGCATATGATCCAACCGCGGACATCCAATCTGCTAAAGGTTATATCGGAGCTACAATAGGTCAGGACCCTGCCGCGGTACAAGCCGCAATGAGTCCGTACATACAAAATGTAATTCAAGGTGCCCAACAGGATATTTTCGATCAATCTGCTATGCAACAGAATGAGCTTGCAGGGGGTGCAGTAGCGCAAGGCGCGTTAGGCGGTTCTCGGGCAGGCGTTGCACAAGGTATTCTAGCCGCCGAAGCCGCTAAACAGGCGGGTAATCTTGGCGCTCAGTTACGCCAAGAGGGCTACCAAGATGCTATGAGCCGTTTAGGGCAGGCGTCACAAGGCATTGCAGGTCTGGGGCAGATGCAACAGGGTCTTGAACAGCAAGGCATTGGCTTCGGCTTCGACGTAGGCGCAAGAGAACAGGCTATCCAACAAGCCCAGCTAGACGCTACTCGCCAGAGCCAACTACAGCAACAGTTTGAGCCATACCAGCGGTTAGGTTTCTTGTCTGACATTTATGCTGGCGCTCCTTCTAGCGCAATGACAACCACACAAGGCACGGGGGCCGCGGCCCCTTCACCAATGTCTCAGCTATTTGGCTATGGAATAGCTGGCCTGTCAGCCGCGGCTGGCGCTAACAACTTAGGGCTATTTGGATAATGTCTGTATATGAGAGAAGCATGTTCCGCGGATCACGGCCCATGCCCCAAGCGCAGGGTGCGGGTGATGCGGTGGCAGAAAACTTTGTAGGCGAAGTAGGCAATCGGGTTGTTTCGGATGCTCAAAAGGGCATTGCTTCTGCCAAGGATTATGCGGGTGTGATGAACGCCATGCGTGGTGACGAGCGCACTATGAAAGAGCGCCGCAACGAACTGGGCGGCATTGTTGGTATGAAAGACGCTAACAAGACCCCCGAATCAGTAGTTACTTTGGTTCAGCCTGTCATGCAGATGCGCGAAGCGCAGGGTTCTGTGGATGAGGGCATTGGTCAAATGGCTCAAAAGGCTATGGACGTTCCTGTAGAGGGCAAGATGGCTGGCGGCATTATGCAACCTTTGCAGCTTGCACCCGGCGGTGCCGTAAGCTTGAAGCGTTTGTACGAAGAAAACCTGCCTATGATGCAGGAAATTTATGGTGACCAGACAGCCGATATGCAAAAACAGGCTCTTGGTCAGCTATTGCTTGGGGGGTTAGCGCCCGCAGGTCTGGCTATTGCACAGGGTACGCCCGTGGCAGAGGCTTTAATGCCTATAGGACCGTATGCCGCTCAACTTTCGGCGGATGTGTCTAAATCTAAACGTGCACAACAAGCCGCAGAACGGGCAGGCGCTTTTGAATTAGCGCAAGCAGAACAGAAACGTATTAGAGACGCTCGAGCAAAAGCCGCAGAGCCTATTAAAGTAAATCGTTACGAAACAGTTTTTGGTGCACCCGACCCTGAGACAGGCGAACGTCCGGTTATTGCACAGGGTGTAGGTGAAACCTTTAAGCCTGTGACCCTTATGAATACCGCAGGAAAGTTTCAAACCGCTTTCACAATTGAAGATGAGAATCGGATTAGGAATGAAGGGTTTGTCTTACCGCCAAGCAAGCCGGAAGCCTTTTCGCCAGTTAGTTTATCTAACCAAGCTGGAGAAGTTAGAACAGCTACTTCTCCCACAGAAGAGGCCTCTATCCGCAGGGCAGGGTTTGTCTTACCGCCTTCCAAAGAAGCGAAGTATGCTCCAAAGTCTTTGTCTAACCAAGCGGGCACTGTTAAAACAGCTTCCTCCTTAGAGGAAGAGACAAAAATTCGTAACGAAGGTTTTGTGTTTGACCCTGCGAGATTGAAGCTTTCAGACATGCAAGTTCTTTACCGCCGAGATGAAAATGGTAGCTTAGAAGCACGGACGGCTACGACAGAAAATATGGAAGCTCTTGTACAGCAAGGGTTTACTCCTCAAACTCCTGAAAACTTTCAGTTTTTACGGATGGTTAAGGTTGAAGGCGGCAAGCCTATTGTTTCAACAGCTAAAAGCATGGTTGAGCAAAATAATCTTATTGAACAGGGTTACCGCCCATATAGTGAAGAGCTTAAAGTGTTTGGTAATCAGTTATTATCTGTCACGCCTCTTGGAACAAGTGTGGTTGCAACACAAAATGACCCAGCTACTCTTTTCAATGAAAAAGGTCAGCCAAGGGTTATTAAAAATGATTCTGAGGCTTTGAAAGCAAGAAAAGAAGGTTTCCACTTTACCACTAAGCCTGAACTGAAAGGGATGTCTAATTCATTTGCTAATGCCCTATTGGTAGATTTAGCCGATGAAATATCTAACGGTACTGCTGACGCAAAACAACTTCGCCAGTTCCAATCTGCTATCACAGTAGTTCGGGATACTCCAAGAATTACAACAGGCCCCGGGGGCGAAGGTTTAGTAACCGCTGGCGGCACTGTTCCCCCGTTTGTGGTAGAAGCGATTCGTAGTGCCAAAGAATTAAATCCTGAATTTAATGACATGGGGCTACTTTCAGTAGACGCTGTAGACGCGGCAGACGCTCCTGCGGATTATGAAGGTATTATTGATCCTAATATCAATTACGCTGAGAGCATTGGTCCTAGAGCAAAGTTTGGTCGGGGCATAGGAAATGTTGCGGACTTCTTTTCTGCATTGGTTACGGGTGCTGATTATGAGCCCACTAATACATCTTCTTTTGAAGGGGCGAGAGACTTACAGTATTTGAATACCATAACTGTAACTAGAGCCTTGAATGCCATTGGTGGTAAAGACACTGAAGGACTGCGGGCCCGCATCGAAGCTCTTCAAATTGACCCTTACTCTGCGGGGCTAACAAAGACTAAATTAAAAAGCTCTGTGGATAATATGTTGTCCTTTCTTAAAGACAATAAAATCAAGCTTGAATCACAAAGAGAAGATGCTCCAACCGTTCAAATCAAAGCTAAAAAACGCGATGATATAGATGAGATGGACTATTTAATCAGTCAGTACGAAATTCTTCAAAGAAACTTGCAAGGGCAAGTGGGGTCTTTCGGTTCTGGCGGAGTACTCCCACAAGACGCACCTTCTCTATCGGGGAAATAAATGGCACAGACACCTCAACCTACAGGCCCTCTTCAAAAAGTAGATAGCCCTATAGCGCTGAACTACGACGAATTATACGATGCGGGTTATTCTAACTATGACATTGCCAAAGGCATTGGTCAGGAAGTAGATAAAGACGTTGATGCCTATCTCGAAATGGGGGGCAATGTAAACGATTTTCTTTATGTATATTCTAACGCCGCAGAGCCGGGATCTTTTTCTGCTTTTACAGATAGATTAATGCGGGGGCTAACAAAGTCTGCGCCGATAGCCGCGGGGGTAGTCGGCGGTGCTAAAATAGGTGCCCGTGTTCCAGTAGCTCAACCTGCGCCTACTATAGCTGGCGCAATTATAGGTGGTTTAACAGGTGCAGAAGCCGGGGAATCCGCAGTAGAAATTGGGGAAAACATGGGGGTTTTTGAGACAGCCCCTCCTTTACGGCAGGACCGTTTTGCGGCTGTTATGGGGGATATAATTGGAGAAGGACTGCCCCTTGTATTTACTGCTCCCTACATGATGACGGGTAGTGGAAGCACCGCAGGGCTTCTAATGGCGGAGAGATTAAACAGAATCTCAGGAAAAAAGGGGAGCATAGCTCGTGCCCCCGGAAAAGCGTATACCGCGGCGGAAGATTTTCTTCGTAAGGTAGGTAGAACCGCTAGAGGGGAAGAAGGAAAAACCGCGAAGAGGGGTTTTTACACTGTAGAGGTAGGTGCTACAGGTATGTCAAGTTTAGGCGGTGCCATAGGTCAGGAAAGTCTAGGAGGAGGAGAAACAGGGCGATTTGGTGGTGAAATTGCAGGCGGTATGTTTGAACCGAGGCTTGCAATAATGCGTAATCTTCCACGGTTTTTTAATTCTCTTACCGGAAAGGTGGGGCCGGGGGCTAGAGAAACTCGTATAGGTCAAAAGTTGTTTGAAACCATACAAAAATATGGTGAGGACCCAAATACAATTATCCGGCAGTTGGAAGAAAACCCTGCACAAATGCAATCGTTTTTAGATGACTTGCAGGTTAACGCTGAACTTCCTCCACTTACGCCTGCTCAAATAACAGGTTCTCCTGTTCTTAGCCTTTTGCAAAACCAAGTGGCAAAGAAGGGGGTTACCTCTGTTCTTGACCAAGAGGCCCTTGCTCGTGCTGAAAAGGGTTATGAGTTTATAGAACAGCTTGCCACGGCTTTGATAGCACAAGGGGATTCTGAATCAGTTCGCTTTGCCACACAGTTACGCACTGACGCTATTTCAGATTTAATTGAGCAAAGTTTAATTAAAGCAAATGCAAACGCAGTAGGCGCCGCCAATCGTCTAGGGCGTCAAGATGACTTTGACACTATAGGCTTAAATCTTAGCACACAATTTGATCAAATCATTAAGAACGCTGATGAGCAAGAAGGTCTTTTATGGGCGGAAGTTCCAAATGACCTGACCGTTCCAATGGACGGTTTCTTCGATAATGTAGACGGTATTTCGCAGAAATTCTTCTTGGACACAGAGGATTTCCCTCCGGCTATTGCAGGTCAAATCAACCTATTTCGTGGAAAGTTAGGACTAACCGATACGCCCACTACAACTAATAAAGCTGTAGCTTCTGCGGAAACCGCGATTAATAACCTACCCCCTGCCGCGGTGGCAGACTATCAGGACGTATTAGCTACTATTAAAAACCCTGAACAGAACAGGATGTTTACTCAAAACCGTCAGGTAGACACGGTTGATATGGATTATGCTCTTACCGAACCCGTAAGAGTTATTGATGGTATTCGTGCTCGCAGGCAGTATTTTGGTAAATCTTTGTCTGCCGGGGAGAAAGCAAAGCTTAACGCCGCAGAACGTGTAGCTAACGCAGAATTAAAACTGTTAAAAGCGCAAAGACAGGCAGGGATTGGTCCTGAAGAAGCTGAAGTTGGTGAAATTTCAGTAAAAGAACTTACTAAGCTTCGTAGCCGAGTTTTGGATGAAGCCCGTAAAGCTATGAAAGACGGCGATAGAGGCCGTGCTAAAGCTTTGGGTGAATTGGGTAATGCTATCCTTACGCAACTAGATTCAGTTGCAGAGGGTGGGAATCCTGCATATGACTTGGCTCGCGCTTTCTCAAGAGGCAAAAACGACGCACTGCGCCGTACCTTCTTAGGAGATATTATGGCCCGCGACAGAGATGGCGGCGATGTATATGAACCTACTCTTTTAGCTTCAGCCTTGTTTCAAGGTGGCGCGGATGCGACAGCCATTAGGTTTAGAGAAATTCAGGACGGAGCAAGCTTTGTACAAAAAGAGCTTGACCGTTTAAATGTTGCAGAGGAATTGCGCGTTCCATTAAATGATGTGGATTTTGGTCCGGTAGACCAGCAAAGTTTAAATACAGCCATGGCGCAAGCTGTTCAGTATGCCGCGGCTAAAGTATTAGACCCTGCTTCCGGCAGAATTGATGCGCGTAAAGCGGCATCCTTCTTAGAACAGAACAAGGTTTTGCTTCGCAACTTCCCAGAAGTTGAAGCCATGCTTAAAGACGGCAAGCAGTTTGAAAACATGGTTAAACTCATGGAAAAGAACCGTGGGCGTTATGACAAAGCTGTAAAGAGCAATAATGTTTTAGCAAAAATCCTTCGGTATGAAAGCCCTTCAGTAGCTATTTCCGAGGCTCTTGGTAGCACCCGCCCGGTTGATAGCCTACAGTCTGTAATTAATACCGTTAAAAAAGCCTCTAAAAATTCGCGCTTCGCTGATGACTTAGACGCCGAAGGTTTAAGCCCTGAAGATGCTATGGACGGCCTAAAGTCCAGCTTGATTGAATGGATGTGGACAAGAGCGGGTGGAACAGGCGGTAAGTTTAATTTTGCCGCAGCCCAAGAAGCTATGTTCAAGCCTTTGGTTAAAGGTAAGACCACTGCCGCCACGGGGCGCACTGCACGGACCACGGATCAAGCACAAGAGCTAGGCAATCGTGCTCGTCAAAGAGTTTCTGTTGCGGACGTTCTTGAAAGAGAAGGGGTCTTCACAAAAGCTGAACTAGACCGTTTAGAATATCTTATGAAACAAGGGCAGAAAATACAGTCTGCACAAAGAGCGGGCAAGCTTTCTGATGAAATGATCGACGAAATGGGCTTTACTGCGGACTTACTTATGCGGCTGGCGGGTGCTCGTTTTGGTACTGGGGTAGCTTCCGCAACAGGTATGAAGTCACAGGGCTTGGTGGAGGCTGGGGCAGGTGTCCGCTTTATGAAGAATATGATGGGCAAAGTACCGCAAGGAATGCAGTTAAACATGCTAGAACTTGCGGTTACTGACCCACAGTTTATGGTTAAGCTTTTGAAAAAAGGTAAAACATCTTCGGAGGTTCAAAACAATGTCCGTTTCTTAAACGCATATCTTATAAATGCGGGGCTTGGTCTGGCAGATGAAGATGACACTTCTCCGGGCCCAGACGTTGAAATAGAAACTCCTTTGCCACAAAGACCACCGGGATTAGGCCCGTACAAATTAAATGCGGGGGACAGAGCTTTAGGACCTGTCAGCATGGCGCCCCAACCTCCACGGGCGCCTACGCCTGCGCCGCCGTCGGCCCCTGCCCCTTCGGCTAACGTGCTGGCGCAGGCACCTTCTTCTCCGGCTACCGCTTCTAGAATGGCGGCGGCATTTCCCGGCGACGGTATAATGGGACTAATGGCGGCTAGAGGTTAATGGAAGCAAATTTCTTTTTCAGTCTTGAAATGGTTCTTAAACATGAAGGTGGTTTTGTTGACCACCCAGAGGACCCCGGCGGTGCTACCAACAAAGGTATCACACATAAAACCTATGCTGATTTCTTAGGACGCCCGTTAGAAGATGTGGACGAGCTAAAGAATATACCCGATGAGCATATACAGCTTATCTATAAGCATGGGTATTGGGACAAGGTGCTAGCTGATGAAATGCCGTCAGGGCTAGACTTTGCCACATTTGATTGGGCCGTGAACAGCGGACCGTCTAGGGCCGCAAAGAATTTACAGAGCTTGATTGGCGCTACAGAGGACGGGGTTATCGGACCACGAACCATGGAGCGGATAAGGGCTACTGACACGGCTGTTTTAATTCAGGCTTTGGCTAATAGAAGAGATGAATACTATAAATCTTTAAAAACTTTTGGTACATTTGGTAAGGGCTGGCTCCGCCGTAATAAAGAGACTTTGGAAGCCGCGTTAGAAATGAGGAACGTGTAAGATGGCAATGGAAGACGAATACGATCCGTTTGATGTCGGTGGTCAAGGATATGTTGCGGACACTCCCGGATATCAGGCGAGCAAAGGCACTGCCGCGTCTCAATTAGGGTATGATGCATCCTCTGTTTATAATGACGATTCTAATTCTACTTATGCCACCAAAGTAAACCGTGGCATGAGCGATGGTCGCGACTTAAATTTCGACCAATTTAAAACTCGTTTTGGCATGAGTTCTACTAATCCTTTTGGTCAAACAGGTTTTACAAATTTTATGAGTAAGTTTGGTGCTAAGCCAGACTACACTAGGCAATTGTCTAATCTTCCCAGAACTGGAACTGTATTTAAAGGGGGAAAGATTAAGAGAGACGCTACCGGAAAACTTTTGGGGGGCGTTGACGCGGCAACATACAATGCTCCGGGCGCCGTTGCTGAACGCATTATGCAACAGCAGTATGACGCTTATAGAAACCCTTTTAATTTACCCGATGTAGACGGCTTTGACCCAGATCAAAGAAGTGCGACACAAGCAGAGGTGGACGCTGGAAAGATTACCCGCGGCGGCAGGACGGATAGAGGCTCTTACTTAGGCCCTTTAGAGGAAGTTGTTCGAGAACAGAGCATACCTGACGCAATTGCTCGTGCGCTGATGCCCATGGGAACAGGTCTTTTAGACACTACTGATCCTTATCTATCAAGCGCAGTAACCCCTGAAATGAGAGGCAGGGGTCCGCAAGGACTTTTAGGACAGGTGTTTCAAGGCGCTACTGGTGTGGACCCTGCACAGTTTGACAGCAAAGCTCGCTCTTTGGGGGACGGCATAAGAAGTTTAATTAGCGGCAGGGAAACCCCAGCCCCTGTTGTACAGGGTACGGCGTTTACGACTCGCCCAAGCAACGCTCCGGCCCCTAGTTTTGACCCAAGAGAAATTGATGCACTATCTGCCCCTACAAATGCTCTAACAAATAGAAACGCTCCTAATTATGGCATGGATCCTGTTTCCTATGATATGGTAGAAAGGCAAAATCGTATTCCTACCCCTACATCTGTTCCTGAATCTATAGCAATAGCGCGGGCTAACGAAGGTGCAGCAATGGGCCCTTATCAATCCGTAGATATAGAAGGCCCTATTGGACGGAGGTATGACCTACCTTCAGAAGAATTAGACGCCATTTCTCGTAACTATGAAATAGACGGTGTGACAGGTCCTACTCCTGAAGAAATTGATGGGTTTACTCCTCAACCCTACGGCCCTGACATGGATGCGGCAGCATCTTACCGCGAGTCACGGGCCACACCAGTTGGCCCTGACATGGATGCATTAGGTTCAACTATTGATCCTCGGGGTAATCAGATGGCGCCTACTCCGGGTGAGGGTTATGGAATGTTTGGGCCGCGTACCCCAGATGACTTACGCTCTATGGGTATCGAGCCTACTGCACAAGACCTTATGGACATGCAGTTATCCCCTTCGGAAATTCTAAGAGAACAAAACCGCGGCAGAGATACCTCGTACCAAGGAACAGGTTTACCGTCCGATTTAAGAAATGCTGATTCGGTTGGTGCAACCGCCGCAAGCACTTCTCTTGAAAACTTTTTTGAGCAGAACCCCGATTTAGGCGCAAGACTTATGAATAGTAGAGAAGGTCAGGAGCTAAACGATCTTGTAGGAAGAAATTTTGGCGGCTTTGACAAAAGCCAACCTATTCAAACTTTTGTAGATCCAGAAACTGCCGAAATTAAAGTACAGGGCTACGATGCTCGAACAGGCGGAGCGAAAGGATTTAACATAGACGCCTCTGAGTTTTTTGGAAAACAGTCTTTTGGAGAGATTCTTCTAGATACGCTACAAGCCGGGGGCGTGGAAAAATTAGCTGACGAATCTTTAGCTGAAAAAGCCCGCAGGCAGAACAGAGAATTTCAAGAAGAAAAAGCTCGTAGAGAAAGAGAAGGCCGCTCTAGCATTAACACCCTAGAGCAAGGATTGAGTGATATTAGCTTTAATCGCGGCTAGTTTCCCCGTTACAGCACTCAACTATATAGAACTTACATACTGAGCATTGCTGATGACCGTGCACATCGACAGGCTCCATGTTGCACAAGCACCGCGGACAACGGCCCGAATCAAGCGCTTTTTTGATAGGACCGTCTTCCTTTATTTTGGGGGGTTGAACCATTCTTTTACCTCCTCACCCAAAACCGTATTAGCTATGTTCTGCTTATTAACTAATGCGGTCAATATCTTTTCATCTATTGTTTTAGGACTTACTAAATCAATATAAGTTACATTGTTCTTCTGCCCGATACGGTGCGCCCGGTCTTCCGATTGCAGGCGTATTTCAAGGTCATAATTATTGCTGTAGTACACCACAGTATTGGCGGCAGTAAGTGTAATACCAAAACCCCCTGTACGTGAGTTCCCCACAAAAAAACGCATTTCTGATTCCGGGTCTTGGAATGTCTCTACAATGTTTTGCCGCTCATCTTGCGGGGTTGCACCGTAGAAAGATCCGAAACTTTTAGGACCATAGTTTTTTGAAAGCATTTCACATATCTGCTCAATATCGTGAACATATGTGGCCCAAATAATAACTTTACCGTCTGTTTCTTCACAAACATTCACAAGCTCTTGCAATCTGTTTGAAGGCACCTCAGATATTTCTTCTTCATCATTCTTGATAAACCCGCAACATATTTGCTGTAGCCGCATAATCTGTGTCAAAACATTGTTCGTGGTTGACAAAGATCCGTCCTTTAATTGGGCTAAAGCTAGTTTGCTCATCTGGGTATATAAGGTCTTTTGTTCTTTGGTGAGTTCTACCTCTCTACGCACATAAACCTTTTCAGGAAGATCTAAGCAATCTTTTTTAAGAACGCGCCTGCTAAACGAATCAAGCTTTCCGTTAAGCTCGTCTAGACGTTGAAAGCCCACAATCTGTTGAAAAGACCTATGCCCCATAGAACGCTTTTGAACAACAGCATACCTGCCTTGAAACGCATAATAGCTGGTAAAACCCAACAGCCTTTTGTCTAAAAACTCACATTGAGAATACAAATCCATAGGGGATTTAGTGACGGGGGAGCCTGTCAGGAGACGCTTATATGCAAAATGTTCCCCCGCCGCAATGATAGCTTTGGTTCGATTGGCTTTACGGTTTTTAATAGCGGTAGATTCATCTACTATCATCAAGCCCCTTAAACCATACTGTTTCGCAAACCATAAAGCTGTCTCTGCTCCTTTGGATGTACTGAACGATTCGATATTCATTACAAAGATTTTTAAAGATTTAGTGTTACATAAATCTACAAACGCCTGCTTGAACTTCTGAGTGATGTTGGGTTGCCACGGCAAAATATGGTGATTAATTCTCTCAGGCAAATGCGCGGGTATTTCTTTGTTTGTCCAGTTATGAAAAACACCTTTAGGCGCTACAATAAGAGCGGTGTCTATTTTACCTTCTTCATACAATGAACCCATGGTGTCCACTGCGATTTTAGATTTACCCGTGCCCATTTCCATAAACAATGCATACATTCTCTCGTCCCGCGAATCACGAAACACAGTTTCTTGGTGGGCATAAGGCTCTGTTTTAAAAGTATAATTATAATTGTTTGACATTTTGCGGTTTCTCCTTGACTATATAAACATATATCAGTATATAAGATATATCAAGTGTCCAAAAGACATTTTAATGACGAAACGCGAAAGACGAAAGGCGATTAACATATGAATGATTTAACATCACTTATTGAATCGGACGTTAAGTCCAAACCACCCTCCCCCCTTGGTAATTTTGACGACAAGCATCTTAAAGGCGTCGCAAGATTGGCTCAAGATATCTCAAATAAAGAAAATGAAGTGAAACAAGCTGAAGAGCGCTTGGGAAACTTGAAGAAAGATCTTCGGAAAATGACTGAAGAAGATTTGCCTTTAATGTTAACCGAAATGGGCGTTTCATCTTTTAAGCTTGCTGACGGGTCTAGTGTCAACGTCAAACCTTTATATGGTGCATCTATACCGAAGGATAAAATTGACGAAGCCCATCAGTGGATGAGGGATAATGGGCATGGTGACGCTATCAAAAATGTGGTGGCGGTTTCTTTTGGGATGGGGGAAGACGAGAAAGCTCAAGATTTCTCTGAAAAGGCGGAACAAATGGGCTTAATACCAGACCAAAAAGAATCTATTCACCCTTCAAAGCTTCGTGCTTGGGTAAAGGAACAAGTTGAAGCGGGTAACGATTTCCCCATGGAATTGTTTGGGGCTTATGTAGGCCAACGTGCAGAAATAAAAGGAGCAAAATAATGGCTGAGAAAAAAGAAGTGGCGGTGAAAGAAAACACTGCGGTTGCAGCATTTGACCCCTCAATGTTTGAGGCAGATGCCAGTGGTGGTTTGGGTAACATTTCTAACGAAGATATGGCCCTACCGTTTTTAAAAATCGTGTCAGGCTTGGACCCCATCTTGGATGAGCGTGAAGATATCCGTAAAGGCGATATTCTAAACACCGTCACCGGGGAAGCGTTTAAAGGCAAAGAGGGTATTAAAGTTATACCTTGCGTCTACCAGCGTAAATTCATTCAGTGGTCTCCACGCGGTTCGGGCACGGGCGCCCCTTCTGCTATTTACGACCCTTCTGACGATATTCCAAAGACAGAGCGGGATGCCAACGATAACAAAGAATATTTGTTAGACGGTTCTGGTGATTACATTGAGCAAACCGCGCAGTGGTATGTGAAAGTGGTTGACGAGAATGGCGGCACTACAAATGCTTTGATTGCTATGAAGTCTACGCAGTTAAAGAAATCTCGTAAGTGGATGTCTATGATTCTATCGCGGGAAATGCAGGGTGCCAACGGACCGTTTACGCCGCCTATGTTTAGCCACATATACAACCTTCGGAGTGTCTCAGAAGAAAACTCCAAAGGCAGTTGGCATGGTTGGGAGATGAGCTTGGATAGCCCTATTACAGATGCGGGCATGTACAACGCGGCTAAAACTTTTAACGCTTCTATTGAAAAGGGAGAAGTTAAGGTTAAGCACCAGCAAGAGGGCTCTAATCAAGCTCCTGACGACGACATCCCATTTTAACTTCAAAGGGGTGTAACTTATTTAGTTGCACCCCCGTTTGAGGAACCAACATGTCAGTAGAAAAGTTTTCAGATATCTTTTCTGGACTCGAAGAGGCGTATGGTACTTACGAGATCAGAAAACAGCAGGCCAATGGGAAGCAAGCCGGGCAGGCCAGCGTTATACGCCAGCCCCGGACCACGGAAACGTGGGAGATGCACTTATCCGGTTCTGGCCCCGCAATTGGAATTATACCTATCAACGCTAATAACCAGTGTAGATGGGGTTGTATTGATATTGATCAATACACGGGTTTTAACCACAAAGAATTAATCGACAAGATTGCGGAGATGAAACTTCCGCTTATAGTTTGTCGTTCTAAATCTGGAGGGGCTCATGTTTTTCTTTTTACTTCAGATTGGGTGGAAGCAAAACTTCTACAAGATACGCTGTCCTCTATTTCGGCGGCGTTGGGTTATTCTGGATGTGAGATTTTCCCGAAACAGATTCGTTTACACCTCGACCGGGGGGATGTGGGAAACTTCCTTAACCTACCCTACTATAACCATGAGGAGAGTTTACGCTACGCCTTCAAAGCCGATGGGACAGCGGCAACCTTAGAAGAATTTATTGAACTGTATACGGAGAATGTACAAACGACTGAGCAGGTGGAAGCTCTTACAATAGAGAAGAGTGACGAAAACCCCATAAAGGACGGTCCGCCATGCTTGCAGTATCTTTGTACTCAAGGATTTCCCGAAGGCACACGCAATAATGGCCTGTTCAACATAGGGGTGTATCTTCGTAAAGCGCACCCTGACGATTGGGAAGATAAGCTAATGCAGTACAACATGGCTCACTTTGAGCCGCCGCTGCCATTGGCGGAAGTAAACGTGCTTGTTAAACAGCTTAACCGAAAAGACTATACCTACAAGTGTAGCGATGCTCCTATCAACGACCATTGCGACAAAGAGAAGTGCCTGACACGGCGTTTCGGTGTAGGTAATGTAGGCCAGTCAGCTACGGTTGCTAACCTGCGTAAATATAATTCAAAGCCGCCTATCTGGTTTATGGATGTTAATGGCGAACCGCTAGAGCTTTCTACTGAAGGTCTACAAAGCCAAGCTTCCTTTCAAAGAGCCTGCATAGAGCAGTTGAACGTAATGCCGCCCACAGCAAGTAAGCCTGTCTGGGAAAACAGGGTTGCGGCCCTGCTCCGTGATATGACGGAGACAGAAGGGGGTATCATGGAGGCCAGTGAGGATGCTTCTGTGGACGGCGCCTTTTATGATTACTTAGAAGACTTCTGCCGTAATATGCAGACAGCTTCTGATAAAGAAGAAATACTTCTGCGGCGCCCGTGGACAGATGAAGAAGCCAGCTTAACCTATTTCCGGTTAAGAGACTTTGAGAACTATCTAAAGCGTCAGCGCTTCTTTGAATTTAAAACGCACATGATTTCTCAGCGTCTAAGAGACATTAACGGGGATTCAACGTCGTTAAGAATTAAAGACAGGGTGGTAAGAGTTTGGTCAATACCCGCTTATGATAAGTCGGTAGAAGCGGTACGAACTCCAGAGTTCGGAGCAAACGATGAGGAGATACCCTTCTAATGTTTGTTATATACGGCCCACCGGGTACAGGTAAAACCACTACACTCTTGAACATGGTAGAGAAAGCAATTGATGAGGGTATATCCCCTTCTAATATTGCCTTCCTTGCCTTTACCCGCAAAGCCGCTAGCGAGGCCAAAGAACGTGCGGCTAGACGTTTTAATCTGGACGTAGAAAAAGACCTGAACTTCTTTAGAACGCTACACAGCTTTTGCTTTAACCTGTCAGATATACAGCGGGACCAGCTTTTAGGCACAGAGCACCTGCACGAATTGAGTTTGCAAATAGGCTTTAACCTATCCGCAAAAGCAAATAACGACGATGAAGACATAGGCTCCAACGCCCGTGATAATCCGCTCATGCAACTTATACAGCTTGCTAGGCTTAAAAAAGAACGCATAGAAGTAACCTATAAAGAAAGCTCAGTAGAAGAGCCGCTGTCCACGGTTGTGTATATAGATGAAGCCTACCGTAAATATAAAAAAGCTAATCGACTTTATGATTACACAGACATCTTAGAATGGTTCACGGAACACGGATCACGGGTCTGCCCGAAGTTTTCCCTTGTCTTCTTAGATGAGGCGCAGGATTTATCCCCGTTGCAGTGGGAAATTGCACATATACTAAATGAGAATGCCACCCGTATGTACGCCGCGGGGGACGATGACCAAGCCATTTACCGCTGGGCGGGTGCAGATGTAGAGCACTTCTTGGGCGTAGAAGAGGGCTCAGAGGTGCTTTCTCAATCCTACCGAATACCACAGAAGGTGCACCAAATAGCACATAGAATTGCCGCAAGAATAAAAACTCGCAGACCTAAAGATTACAAGCCAAAGCCTGACATAGGGAAAGTGGAGAATGTATTTCAGCCCGACATGCATAAGTTTGCGGAGGGGGATTGGCTGGTGTTAGCGCAATGTAACTACATGCTGAATGAAATCTGTGAGGAGATGAAGCAGTATGGTTACTACTTTGAAAACCGCGGCAACCGTAGCATAAGCGAAAAGCTTGCAAGCGCACTTAGCGCATGGGAAGCGCTCATAGCTGGTGATGAAGTGGATGCCAACTCCGCCCGCAACATGTATTACTACATGAAATCCGGCACCCGCATTAAACGTGGCTTTAAAAATTTATCTGGCATAGAAACTAACGACCTGTTTAATCTTGAAACCCTACAAAACAACTTTGGATTGCTCGCTACTAAAGATATGTCGTGGGGCGGAGCCATGGATAAAATTCCAGAAGACCTTAAAACATATATTGCGGCGCTGCTTCGAAAAGGAGAAGACTTGAACCGCGAACCACGGATCAAGGTATCCACAATACACGGTACAAAAGGCGGAGAAGCAACGAATGTTGTTTTATATACCGATATATCATATGCTTCTGACCAAGCGGTTTCATCAAACACGCTTGAGGGGCAGAGAATGATGGACGATTTACACAGATTGTTTTATGTGGCTGTCACCCGCGCCAAAGAAAATCTTTACATTGTTTCACCAATTGATGGGTTAAGGAGCTATCAGGTATGAACACACCGATCGATATGGTCAATCACCCAAAGCATTACACGGCAGGGAAAGTGGAATGCTTAGACGCCATACAATCTGCATTAGGCGACGGCTATAAATACTATCTTCAAGGCGTGATTATAAAATACATGTGGCGCTATGAGCATAAGGGTAAGGCCGCAGAGGACCTTGCTAAAGCACAGTTTTATTTAAATAGATTGCAGTTTATCACGGGGGAAGAAGATGCAACCTAGACAGTTACAGCTTTTGTCAACAAACCTAAATGTTGAATGGACGCCCCCAACAGAGTTGCCGGATATAACGGGAAGTTCTGAGATTGCAATCGACCTTGAGACATGTGACCCAAATTTAAAAACTTTAGGGCCGGGATGGCCTAGAGGTGATGGGTTCATAGCAGGATATTGTATTGCCGTAGATGGTTGGAAAGCATATTTGCCTATTAAACATGAGGGCGGAGGTAACTTAGACGAGAGAATAGTTAGCAACTATATGAAGAAGGTGCTTGCTTGTCCCGCAGATAAAATAATGCACAACGCACAGTATGACCTTGGCTGGTTAAAAGCGGCAGGATTTGAGGTTAATGGCAACATAATTGATACTATGGTTGTTGCCGCGCTGTTAGATGAGAACCGCTTTAGCTACAGCCTGAACGCTTGTGGATACGATTACATTGCCAAAACAAAGTCTGAGAAGGGACTTGTACAGGCGGCAAAAGAGTTTGGGTTTGACCCAAAAGCAGAGCTTTGGCGGTTGCCCGCACAGTTTGTAGGAGAATACGGTGAGGGGGATGCTGAGTTAACCTTGGAGCTTTGGAAATATTTTAAAGTTCAGTTAACTAAAGAGGGTATCCAAACAGTGTTTGAATTAGAGCGCGACCTTCTACCGTGCTTAGTGGATATGACTCTTAAAGGAGTCCGCGTCAATACAGATGCTATGGAACGCGCAACGCAGTTCATGCTTAAAGAAAAGAAGAAAGCTTTAGATAACGTAAAAGCTCTGTCCGGTTTTAATGTTGAGATTTGGGCGGCGGCGTCCATAGCTAGAGCTTTTGATGAGGTGGGCTTGCCGTATCCAAAAACAGCGAAAGGCGCTCCGTCATTTACTAAAGCTTTTCTAACTACCCATGAGCACGACCTAGCTAAACAAATTTTATTAGCCAGAGAATATGACAAAAGTAAAAATACTTTTATGGACGGGCTTTCTAAACATATTGGTAAAGACGGGCGCATTCATGGGCACATCAATCAAATCCGGTCAGATGATGGCGGCACGGTTTCCGGGCGAATTTCCATGTCTAACCCGAACCTTCAACAAATTCCCGCGCGGCACCCAGAGCTAGGGCCTATGATACGTTCTGTATTCTTACCGGAAGAAGGTGAGAAGTGGGCGTCTATAGATTACTCGCAACAGGAACCGCGGATCTTGGTCCACTTTGCTTCCTTATATCAAAAGAACACCCGCATAGAGATGCCAAAGGTAGAGAAATTTGTAGAAGGGTACACCAATAATCCCGACATGGATTTCCATACCATGGTGGCAGACATGGCGAGCATCCCACGTAAACAGGCCAAGACAATCAATTTAGGTATGATGTACGGAATGGGGGTAGGAAAACTTTCTGAACAATTAGATCTTTCTAAGGATGAAGCTAAAGAACTTACTCAGCAATATGATACAGAAGTACCCTTTGTAAAAAAACTTATGAAGGTTGTACAGGATCGCGTACAGAACGGAAACTCAGAGGGTTCTATCCGGTCCTTAATGGGCCGCAAATGTCGCTTTCCTATGTTTGAGCCGAAGGCATTTGGTATGCATAAAGCTATGCCCTTGGAAGAAGCTAAAGTACATTATGGCCCCAATGTGGCACTACAACGAGCTATGGCGTACAAGGCTTTGAACAGACTTATCCAAGCTTCTGCTGCGGATATGACAAAGAAAGCCATGGTGGATGTATATAAACAGGGAACCGTTCCACTGTTACAAGTGCATGATGAACTTGCGTTCAGTGTTAAATCCGAAAATGATGCAAAAGAACTTGCCAACATAATGTGTTCTGGCATACCATTAGAGGTACCTATGAAGACGGATATTGAGCTTGGTTCCAACTGGGGCGACAGTATGTAGTTTTCATGGCGTTTCCTCCCTAACTGGTCCCGCTTCGGCGGGGCCTTTTTTTCTTGCAATTGTAAATATAAAGTCCTATATTGTCTTAGGCAGGGCGTGGAGTAACTGGGTTCTACTGTGAGTAAGTAGCGAAAGCCAAGTCCGTGGGGGTGTTTTCTCACCCGTCTGATGAAAGGGAGTTGTAACCCCCCACCGCTTTTTTATGTTTTGGAGATGATAATGGACACTACGAAATGGAAATCAGTTCTTGTTCCTGTAGAAGTATACGTAGGAATAAAGAAAATAGCTGGGATGGAGAACAGAAGTATTTCTGGACAGCTTCGTGTCATGTTTGACGTTTTTTGTAAATCAGAGGGTTATGAGATAAAAACAAAAAATTAATATATAGACTGAACCAGCACTTCTATATATGC